AGGCATAGGCCGTAAAGGTGCAGTCCTGCTTGGTCCCGATCATGTAGTAGGTATAAACCATGCCCCGAAGATTGTCCCAACCCCTGACCCGAATAATGAACACGTTGAAGCAGTGTCGAATTACCCGGCGGACCTGTGGGTGGGGAGGACGCTCAGTTTTGGTCGCCCTGACGCCCAAGTTGATTTGTTCGAACTCGGGGACCTTCTCCTTCTCCCCGGCGTGCTGATCAATCTCATGCTGCTCGATACCATGCTTGGTCATCAGCTCAGAGGCTTTGGCAAAGAATGCCTTCGCCTCGTTCTCGTTGTTCGTGCCCTTGGCCTTGGAGAGAAGTTTGCGCAGCTTCTCCAAGATGGATGTGTGGATGGGTGCGGTCATGGGATTAAAGGAACATCGCGCAATGGTGTTCTTCAACCGTCGGTTCCTTGCCTGCCACCTGCTGCTTGGCAAAGATCCTTTTAACACTCGACCAGCTAGTCAACGGGCTAGTGCTCGTCCTGACCGGCGAGTGGTTGCTGTTGAATCGGACCAACCAATACTGCTCGGCGGAATTGGCCGGGTCGATCTCAGCGACCTGAACCTCAATGCCGTCCTTGACGTAAGAACGGACGAATTTGATCTCTCTCATAGTGCTCCTTATGGTTGTGGATGTTGAACTGCTATGTTAGAAAGCTAACAGAGCACCCGCTCAAAAGCAAGTTATTTCAATCCACAGAAGCTACTGCAAGAGCGTGATTTACACCAACTCTTTCACCTGGGAAGGGGTCACCGTCATGCAGAAATCCCCGAAGCGCATTCCAACGAATGAAACAATTTCATTTGCTAACATGCAGCGCAGGTGAAGGAGCGGACACGTCGGCACCCCACCAAGCTCCTTCCAAAGTGAGTATGGGAAATAGACCATCGCCTCGCACTTGTCCCGTTGGTGAATGAGCATCCAACCCTTGGATCCGGCGGCTTTGTGCGCATTGATTGCCTGTTGTACAAAACAGGCAAAAGGCCCCGGCTTGCGACGTGGCTTGTGATCAAATAGCTCGGCGATGTGGGCATGAAAGTAACCACGCTTCGCTTCAATGGTGAAGACCTCGAGAAGCGGGGTTCCAGCCGGATCCATGGCCGTTACGTCACCATACCCGCCGAAGGTCTTCTTCCCTTTTCTGCCTCGGATCGTAGCCCGACCCCCACTGGTGCTGGCCCGCCAAAATACATCATCCCGCTCGCCCTTAGTCCACCATTGGGAAAGCAGCTTGCAGATGTATCGTTCGAATCCTGATCCTTTGTGACTTGGATGTTTCATGCAAAGAGCTTGGCCCGTCCATGCACCTGCTTTTGGGGAACCAGCTGGTAGGTATTGTCCACCTGCTCGAGGACCCAGTTAGGGTGATGGTTTTTGATGTGCCAAATGTGATAGCTAATCGCCTCCCGACTCAGTCCAGTCAGGGCCTCAATTTGATCAAAACTGATTGGACTATTCACGATCAACGCAGTGTCAATCTGCCCAACCTGTCCTTCCCCTCCTGGATGACCAAGCAGAGACCGTTTGGTGACAGAGCTAATCTCCCCCTCCCCATCCCGATAGAAGAGCAATGGGAAGCGGCGCAGCAGATGTTCGCGCGTGCGCTGGATAATCAGCTTGCGATGCTCCCGATCCTTAAACCAGGCGGACTGCTCATCCTTGTGTTGGTACGTGGACAGCAGGACCCGATTGCAGCGTAGGACCCGCTTGCCCATCTCCATGCACTTGGCGCGCAGGACAGGAGTATCATCTAAAGCCGGTCCAACCTCAGGATTAACCACATCCTTCTCCTCAAAGAGTACGCCGAGGTCACTCCGCACCCAGGTGCCCCATCCGGTAACGCCCATCGGGGCAGCCACGTAGTCACCCTTCCCTTGCAGCTTTTGGAAATAGTATCCCCCGACCACTTCATAGCAGATGAAGTAAAGGCAAGGGGCTGGGCTGATCCCTGGATTGACCAGCAGCTCATAGAGATACTTGGTTGAGTCTTCCATCCCACCTTCTCGATCAACTGGGACAATATCATCGTCAAGCAGCAGGACTGCTTCATTCCTGCGCCGCGCATAGAGCTCTTTCAAGACCAGGTTCTGCTTCTTCCACCGCAAGGTTCTCTCGGGCAGAAATATGCAATCCCATCCCTTCATCGCCTGCTCTTCCTCCGGACTGTAATCGGAGCAGATCGACAGCACCCGAAGATCGGGGTAGAGTTCATGTAGTTGGGCGCGTGCCTTCAGATGCCACTTCAATCGCTTGACCCGACGTTCCGAATCAGGCCCTAGGTACGAGCTGAGGACGATATTTGGGAATGGGTTCATGAGGGCTTCGGAGACGAGAGAGAAGCGGAATGCTATTTCGCAGGGTTCTAAGCCCCAACTCAGCACAGACCTCACCCCAACCCTGCTCAGAGATGTGATCTGGCGCTAGGACGTATTTCGGCGTCTTAGCAAAGGGAAGTAGGACTAGGGGCTTGTTGCGTAGCACTACCCCGTCCCAACCCTGCTTGATGAGCGAAAACGCGCTGGAATTGGGCTTTAACCGGTCGGTTAGGTACTTGATTGCGGTTTTCTTCCCAATTCGAGGGATTCCGGGCACCTCGTCCGTCTTGCACCCGGCAATCGCTAGCACCTTGGCCCATTGTGGTGGGACCAGCCCTGTCTCCTGCCGAAAAGATTGGAGCGTATTCATTTTGCGCTGCTTGGGATCGTACATGCTCACGTTACCGCGCAGGAGTTGGAAAAAGTCCCGATCACTGCTGATGATGACCGCCTCCTCCTCACATGGCAGCGTTTTAGTGATCGAGGCAATGATATCATCTGACTCATAACCGCGCTCGGCGAAGACGTTGACAAACCCGATCCTGGGCAGATACTCCTCCCGCAGCAACCTGATTTGGTGATGAAACGCCCCGATGAGCATAGCCTCCTCTTCCGTCATGGGCTTAGAGTGTCGGTGATGCTTATACCCTGGGAACAGAAGCTTACGCTTGCTCTCCCCTGCCTCAAAGCAGAAGGCCACCTTGTCGGTCGTGAATTGCAGCTTGAGAGTAATCAACTGCTTGAAGAAGCCGAAGAGGACCCCGGTCTGAATGTCCCCGTAGGACAAGACGCCGGTGGTGTGATAGGAGCGCCACGCCAAGTAATGACAATCGAGCAAAAGCCAGGGTCCGATCATGGAACCAGTAGGGCTATCATTTCGGGAGAGGCCATCACAATCCTCGTTCCCAATAAATGATTGGTGAAGTTGGTGGGGTTTAGGTTCGCCGCACAAATAAAGGTCAGGTTCGGAGAACTTATGGCCCTGAACTTGACCAAACCATTCCACTCAGACTCTACAATGAACTGCATCTCTAACCACTTGTTGTTTTTAATATCGAACAGTCGATAGGAAACGCAGCGTTCTAACGATATTTCAATATCTCTCATAGATAACGGGGTTGGCGTTTGATCGCACATGCCTCCTCAATCTCATTCCAGACCTCTTCCACTAGGTCGCGCAAGTCCAGTTCAAGGTGCTTCTCCTCGATGTAATGAATGAGTTCCTCTTCAGTGCCGGCGAAGCCAAATCCCTTCGCAGAGACCACCCCCTTCTCCACGCCCCAATGTTTCTCCTCAATTAGGAAGCTCACGCAAGACCCAATATCATCCAATCCATAACTATCATAGATTGGGACGAGGATTTCGGGATCCTTGCCAGTGATTCGATTGCGCTTAATTTTAATCCGAGCGACAATACCAACTTGCCGATCCTTCCCTTTGACCCGCCTCCGAATCTTCTCCTTGATCGAACTCCAGATCTCCACGGCGGCGTAGAACTTGAGGGCCCGACCACCACTGCGGGTCTTGGTCTCCATCCCAAAGCCAAGGTTGTCACGCGTCTGCCCAATAACGATCAGGATGGAGCCAGTCTCACGCAAGCCGATCAGCACCCTCCGGATATTCTCGGAATGAACTTTGGCCTTACCATCCCCATAACTGCCAATCTGCTCCCGTCCCTTTTCAAATGACTCCTTCTGCTCGGAAAACTTCTCATTAGCAGCATGACTGGTCAGAGAGTCCTGCGAATCAAGGACGTAGATGAAAGGCTTGCCAGTACGACGCGCCTTGGCCAAGCAATCATCGAGATGGTAATAGAAGCTCTCGACTGTCGTGGAGTAAATTGGATTGCCCTTCCCATCCTTCGCCGGCGGTCGAAGGCGGGCAGCCAGGGCCTTGCCAAAGAAGTATTCAATGCTCATCAACGCACCATCTTCCACGTTGTCATAAACGAAGACATAGTTCTTGAAGTCAGGGTTTTGTGACGCCTCAGCCATGCAGGTAAGACAAATCCACGTCTTTCCACTGTCACTATCCCCAACGAAGAAGATGTACTTGCCCTTGGGAAAACCACCACACGCCCGGCCAGTGCAAGCCAAATTGAGCAGCGCGGAGCCGGTGCTGAGCAGATCAGATGACTTAAAGGTTAAGGGCGCCGTGCGTGCCCTTAGCTGCTCCTTGATGCTCTCTGTATCGTTAGCCATAAAAGGAAGGGCTGCTCAGACCCGATGGAGTGAGCAGCCCAGCATCTGGTACAAGTCCAGTTACCAGTCCTCACCATCGGATGCCGGCGTGTGGCGGCCGGATCCAGGAGAAGGTCGTCGGTCAGATCCGGGGGCGTCTTCCCCACGGCCACCGCGCGGACGCGCCTCACCCGGAGCATCATCGTTAAAGAAATCCTCCTCCGACTTACCACCGGTCGGACGTTCCTCATCAGTACCCCGTCCCCGACCGGCAGGTGGTTCATCCGTCCCTCGACCTCGACCGGCTGCTGGACGCCGTTCCTGATCGGCATCACGCCCCCGGCCGGTTGGACGCTCATCATCGGTGCCTCGCCCACGACCTGCTGGGTGTTGATCCCCATCTGGGCCCCGGCCACGCGCTGGCTGACGTTGATCTTGGTCTCCACTCCCAGATCGCTCTCCTCCCTCCAACGCCGCTTCAATCTCGGCGGTCGGTAAGAGTTTGATCAATTCATCGAGGCAAACACACTGCTCCAACATGCTGGTGCCGTAGGGTTCACGAGTCTTGAAATCGATGGTCTCAGCCTTGTACCAGACACGCTTGTTGGCCGACTCCTCGACGAATCCAATCTTGAGGGTGAAGCCCTTCTTCAGATGGTAAAACAAGTGGAAAGCATCCTGCTCATCCTGGTCGCGAATTCGAGCGTCCAGCAAACGACCAAACAGATGATAGGACATGTCCCAAAGCTGGATGCCAGCGTCGGGATTTTCAACATCGATGATCTGGAAGATTTGGCGCTCGCGTGGGTAGAGACTCTTGATCAGCTTGTCATCAGCCTGCGGATCCATCTTCAGCGTGCGCTGCATTTCGCAGATCGGGCAAGGGTGCCTATTCCCCTCCAGATCGGCGGTCTCCCTTGGGCAGACAATGCCAATCTGATCGGGGCCTACCCGACCATGAATGAAGTAGGTGCGTTCATAATGAAGCATCCCTTCATCGGCGTGCGGATTGCCTTTGGCCGCAACGTAAGGCATGATATCAAGCCGTATCACGCCTGGTTTCTTGACACGAAAGAGCGGCATGTTTTTTGGCAGCTTCAAGGCAAAGCTGTCGAACTCGCGCTCATGCTCCGCCGCCCGTTTTCTGGCGTCGGAATAGCTATATTCCTTGCTCATGGTGTTCTTTCCTTTTCTGGTGTGCGTTTGGTTTTCCTGAGTTGCTGTTCTAAATTGAATTGCTTCCTAGTTGAAAGGATCGCATAGGTGACCAATTTAGTCCCGGCATACAATAGGATCAGCCCTCCAGCCACAAGCCCAATTATTTGTGGAACCGTCATTCGCCTTCCCCTTCTCCTTCCTTATGATCAGCCCGCCTTTGACCCAGGCGCCTCACTCTATCCTTGTCCCCCTCTTGCACCGCCCGACGTTGGCCCGGCGAGACCCTCGGCTCAGAATAGTAATCCTGCGTCCGCAGCTCAACCATCAGCGTCAGGGCCCGCTTGCGATGCTCCAACGCTGTCACCATAGCCTGCTGGACATCCATGGCGTGACGAGCATCCCGCACATCCTTCGCCGCATCCTTAACTTCATTCTGCACCAGCCCTGCCTCCTTGACCGACCACTCCGAGGGCTTGTCAGAAAGACCATAGAGCTTAGGCGACTTCCGGATCTTGCGCGCCATCTCTGCCACTACTACATCATAGGTCGAGGAAACCTCATCATAGTCACGCCGCAGGTCCGCCAGCCTCCTGGCCTGCTCGGCGTAGAGAATGGGTTGAATCTGGCATTCCTTCTCCAGTTTCAGATCATCAATCGCTAAAAAACCTCGAGGATCCATATTGGTCTCTTCCTACATATTATCACTTAGATGTGGTCACAGCATAACAAGCAGCAATCAGCCCTGCCCTCCCGGAGGTAAAGAACGATTCCTTAAACACATCAATGAGAAAGAACGCACGTCCTTCCCCCTTCCCACCTTGAAGTAAGACCTTCGTAGTGTAGGACAAGATCATGCGACGCAGCGTCTCTGGATCCTCATCAAGCGTTTGCAGCATTGCGGCCACCTCCTTCCACTGAGGCTGAGAAAAGATCAACAACCGGGCCAACTCAATTGCCTTCGTCCGCACGTCCCCTTTGACAATGGTATCTAGCTGATCCTGCTTGTCCGGGAAGTTGATGATGGCATGCAGAATTGACAAAACCCGACGGGCGCTCCCATCAGCATACTCTACAATCCTGTCCCTCACCTCCTCATCCAACCGCTTGCCCTCAGACGCACAGACACGCCCCACCAACTCTTCGAGACACGCGACCGACAGCGCCTTGACCCTAACATCTGTGCATCGGTTTCGAATAGTCGGGATGAGCTTCTCTGGCTCAGTGGTCGCAAGGATGAAGTAAACGTGCCGAGGTGTGTCCTCAAGGATCTTCAACAGGGCATTCTGCGCGTCACTGCTGAGCTTATGGGCTTCATCAAATAAGAACATCCTGACCCCTCCCCACAAAGGGGCAAGTCCAGCCCGCTGCTTGACCTCCCGGATTGTATCGATACCCCTGGTCTCCGCTGCATTGTATTCGGCAAAGTCTCCATCATCACAATTCAGCTTGCTCTTGATGATGCGAGCAAGGGTAGTCTTGCCACAGCCGGAAGGCCCATACAGCAACAGCGCGTGAGGCATCCGCTTCTGCTTAAGGAAGTCGGACAGCATCCGAACGGCTTCCTCCTGTCCGATCACGTCCTTAAACAGAGCTGGGCGATAAAGGCGATGGAATTCAGTCATGGCTAGTCCTATGTTCAGCAGCTAAGTAGGATAGGAAGTCCCACTGATTGGAAAAGATTCTGGAATCCTCTTCTCCTTCTGGACTGATGCGAAATCTCTGACCCTTAAAATCAAATGGCTTCTTATCATACCACGACCCATTTGGGGGGCAGATCTCATTCTCAATCTCCAGCGGGACAACCAACCAGGTATATTCCTTACGAATGTCCTCCACTGCGATTCGCTGCAGAATATGAAGATACTCGCTCAACTCATCTTGCCTCACATCTGCGATAATCGAATCATGAATCTGTCCTACCACCTGTGACCGCATTTTGCGCCGACGAAGCTCTTTGACTAAGCGAATCAATATCCAGAGCAAGCAGTGAAAGGCCGAACCTTGAATTGGATAATTGATCACCTGGTTCCTATCCATTGTCCCCGCAATCCGGAAACCAGTAAGCGTCTCGAAATACCCTTTCTCTAAATACAGCCTATACCAATCCAACTTCCATTGGCCATAAACCTTAAAGCGCCTGTGCCAGAAATCATCCTCCACCTCCTGGATATGCGCCACGAAAGTTCCGTCAATCACTTTAGGAAGTGGATCTTTGCTCGTATCACAATCACCTAATCCCCATGGAAACTCCCGATCAAGATGCTGGCGCAGGGTTATCCCTCCCGGCGCTTGCAGCTTCGCCTGATCGGCCCACTCCCACAACTCTGGGGCACACTGCATGAAGAAGCTGTTGTAGAATTCGGGGAATACGAATTTGTTCTTCGCCCCATATCGATGAAGCTTACCATGCTCTTCCACCCACTCCACCGGAATCAGATAGAGTTGGGCGGCCATGTCCCGGTGCATGTCCTTAGTTCGATCCTTCAGGTAGGTAATCATGGTCGGGTCTCGATGATAACACGTCGCCATGACCACTTCAGCCCCTCGGAGATCACTCTCAACTAGGACGCAATCATCACTCGCAATGAATCCAGTGCGAATGAGCTTTGAGACCTCCGGATCCCGAATAGGAATGTTTTGGAAATTGGGCGTATCGGAAGAGGAACGATAGGTGACAGGGATATGCAAATTGAACTGAGGATGAATCCTATCTCCAACCAGCTCACGTTGGATTTGCTTGAGATATGTTCCATGCGCCTTTTGCAATTTACCCAGCTTCAGCAAATCCTCAATGAATGGGTCCTTAATCCGTTCGAGGATAGTAGCATCAGTAGAGAACCGCTCTCCGGACTCCGTGCGATCCTCTTGCCGCACCGGGTATTTAAGCACCTCAAAGAGCACCACTCCTAGCTGAACATCCGATTGAAGATTAGCTCGGTCCCCATATCGCTGTCGCCATGCTGTCCATTGCTTAGTTTCATAGAGGCGATGTTCCAACTTAGCAATTTCCTCCTTGGACTGCTTGCTCATCCGATTAAGGTAGTCCACATCGACCCTCATACCAGCCGCTTCAACATAGGTCAGGGCGATCTGGCCCTCATGCAGCAAACGATAACCGGGATGGTCAACTGGTTCCATGATTAGGATTTCCCTAACTGCATTATCTGTTTATCTGCTACCAAGAACTCCATCAGAGTATCTGTCCCGCAATATAGCAGCAGTTGACGCAATTCCACTTCTTCTTTCAGCAGGTTTAGCTTGCTCCCTTCCTGACTCTGCATGAACTCCCGAATCACTTCATCATAAGCCGGCATCCCGAGGTAGATGTAGGCTTGAAATTTGAGCCCGCTAATGTGCCGGCGATTATCAAGTACATGGGCCCCAATCACCGTATCATGCAACCAGTGTCGCACGCCACGACCAAATGCCCAATTAGTCCAACGATTTTCAAACTTCAACATCGAAGCAATGAAGTAGCAGTTGTCAGCATGGAGCAGTTCCTTAGTAGCCTCAATCGCCTCACCCTGCCAAGGATAGGCAATGGTCTTCTTCCCTTCCCAACAAGCCGACGCGCACAGGATTTGGGCCCCAGGGTACTCAGGCTTCAAGCAGTTGGCCTCATAATCAAAGGCGACCCGCCCCCCACGTCTGGCCATTTCCCGAAGGATCCGGGCTGCTTCAACTACATCAAACAGCACCTCGACCTGTTGCTCATAATTAGGAACCTTGTCCCAGGGCCGCCCCCGCAATTCAAAGGCTTCATGCAAGTGCTGTAAGAAGGTTGCCTCCAGAACTTCATCATGCCGTTTGAGAATGTAGCTCGGGTGGTAGGTTGGACAAATCCAAGCATTTGGTTTCTGACTAGGAATTCTCCAACCGGCCCAGCGACTAATGGGGCCCGGATTGTCATTCCATACTCCACCAATCAGGCTCTTGACCGCAGCAAAGCCTAGCAGCAAGATCACGTCCGGCTCTAACTGCTCTACCGTGTCGACCAGATTCGGGCGGCAATGGTCAATCATCATCTCACTGGTGATCTTGTTTCCGGGCGGCCGACAGATCAGAGCGTTCGTTGTCCAACAGTCCTGATGGAGTTCAACCCCTGCTACCCGATCTAACATGTCCCGAAGATAGCTTCCGACCTTGCCCACGAACTGTATCCCTTCTACATCCTCCGTCTCTCCCGGTGCCTCCCCTACCACAAGCACGCGCCGCTCACCCCTCCCAAAGGGTTTCATCTTGGGTGAGCGGCAAGAACGATACAATCCACACGCCCCACACGCTGGCAGCCGAGGAGGAGGAGCTTTTTGAATCAAAGTTGAGCGAGCGAAGAAGCCCTTCATCTCACTCGTCCTTTTGGGCGGGTTCGGCAGCAACCGGGGCCAGCGCGGTAACAAAGGTCCATTTCGGCCCCTCAACCTTAAGTCGATCCACCGCTACCTCAGCCTCAGTCTGCTTCTCCGTTATCTCGACCAGCAACCCAGGGGCGATATAGAACGACATCTCTGGGCCATCATAGACCAGCTTCTTGACCTCTTGATACCAACCGGACACGCCCGTGCCCTTAACTCGCATCCGACCGGAGCGCAGTTCAACCTTGATCAAATTGTCCTCGCTATTCTCCGCCGAGAAGATAGAGGCCTTCTCTACTACCTCTCCAAGTCCTTTCGGTAGGGTGATCGGGGAACCTTTGACCGCCAGCACCTTCGACAGGTCTTGGTACTCCAGCATGTACCGACGCATACTCAACACCAATCCATCCGCATTGCGGAAATGGAGCCATGCCTCACTCTCCGAGAACTCCGACATACCCAACGCCACAATGTTGCGCAGCGCGTCCCGGCGTACTAAGGTAGCCTTTTTCAAACCGGTCTTAATCCTGACCCGGATGGCCTGCAGGTCATTACAGGATTCAATATGATCAGGGTGGAGATGGATGCAAGTCATGTTGAACTGACTCTCATCCTGGCTCGCGTGATGTTGGACAAGCCCAACCGCTTCGACAAATTCCTCTGACAAAGGTCGCCAGTCCCCCGGCTTCTCGACCTTGTTGAACGGAAGGGTCACTTCTGCCTCCAGTCGAATCCCGCATTTGCGATGCTTGCCAATCAGCACCAATTCCTTGCCTTCGATTTCATATTCGAGGGTTTCTTCCACGAGCTTGCCCAGGATCGCGACGAGCGGCAACGCTGGAACAGCCCCCTCGATATGCAAGTCACAATCCCGGCGACAGGCCACTTCATCATTGTAGGTAAAGAGACGCTGCTTTTGAAAAACAAAGCACGAGCTCTGTTCAATAATCTCCCGGGGAGAAAGCCCCGCCTCAACTGATTGCAGCTGAGCAAGCAGAGATTCACGATTGATTTGATTTGGCATGGGATTTAAGATTGCGCAGATGCTTGCGGAACCGCTTCCCTACTTTCACGCGGTCCCCTTTGAAAAAGTCACAAAATGAAAACATCACATCCGGCTTGTGCTCCCGAATCAGCAGTTCGGGGGAACCTTCAATGGACTTAGGCAAACCTGAATAAAAGATGCGCATCCTAGGAAGAGGCAAGTCTAAGGGTTGCTATTTTGGGACGAGACTTGAAAGGCCACGGCCATTCTGGCAGCGCCTTCCGAAAGCGTTCAAACAGCAGCAGGTTGGCTTTGGCTCGCATGGTCCAATCATTGACAACGCCCTTAACTACTATCTTGTCATCCTTCCTATAGCCAAGCGGCACGCCAATTTCCATAAGCCAATCTCGGACGATCTGCTGCTCCTTCTCTGTCCGGCGATAGAGATGGACGCCGGAATAGTCCTCGAAGTTTGTCTCATCAGAGACCATCAGCATGTATGGATTCTCGGTCACCACGAATTGCCCCGCTCGATAGTGCGGGACATAGATGCGCCCATACCCGGCGAGCTTCACCCAGCTGGCGCTATCAACCGACCACCAAGGGTAGCGGCGCATCAGGCTCCAGGCGGTCATGGCAAACCCATGCGTCCTGACCATCGGCTTGCGCGAGGGCTGATCACAAATCAGATCAAAGACCTGATCACCCCACGCTAGGTACTCCTCCTTCTTGACCTCCTGACCGAGCCCACCCAACCCGATCAGATCATACTTAGCCTCAAGGTGCTTGGCAATCCACTTGAGGGGTGTACCATAATGAATGACTGGAACTGGATGCAGCCCATGCTCATCCTCGAGGTACTTCAGCACCTTCCAAGATAGCTCGGGATTGAAAATGACATCCACGGTCGCATAGAATTGGATTGCTCCCTGACAGCGTGGGTCCTTGAGGAAGGCAGCATAGGCATCACAATAGGCGTAGAACTCCTTCGAGGAATAGTAGGCATACTTCAGCTCTTTCTGCCGAGGAGTCAGATCACGCCCATGCACCCCACCGACCACGTGGACGTGCCGATTGTAGAGACCATGCGCCCCGGAATCAAAGAACACCTGATTGAGCTCTGTCTCAGCGTGTTCAAATAGGTATTGGTTAAGCTGACCATCCGGTGGCAGGCGAGACTCATCATCCAGGCTGTCCCGCTGCTCCTGCTCTTCAGGAACATAGGAACCAGGACGCAAGGCTCTGCGCTTATTGAATAGGCCGGTCATATACAGCCATGCCAAATGTTGACCTCCCTATTATCAGCTTTCACCCCGGTGATGATCTCTGCTTCGATGATACGACCAAGATCACACCTTCTGGCAATCCATTCGAGATCAACCAAGGGATGCTCTTCAGTCAACCGATTCAACAGCAGGCAAGCGTCCTCGACATTGAAAGCTCGATACAAGCGTGAAGCAGGGAGGATTTCGGGAAAACTGCGGAAGTCCGGATAGGCCAATTCACATCCTGCAATCACTGCTTCAAGCAGCGTCCAGGAGACATAGTCCTGCAACGAGGAGTTAAACTGAATAGAAGAATTGCAAAGCTCATCATAGTATTGCTGTTTGGTCAGACCTGCCTTGAGGATGAAACGAGGCTCATTCCGAGCGTAGGAAAGAATATCAGACAGCAAAAGATGATCATTCGACCGAAAGTTCTTGCTACTGGTAGTGACCGTCCAAGTCCAATTAGGATGACCGGTTAAGAAACGTTCGGCCACTTGAAGCATGAAGCCCGGATTCTTCTCCCAATCAAGTCGGGAGCAAAAGATCACGTTCTTCCTACGTCCAATCGGAACGGACATCTGACAAGCCACCAACCGCGCGTGAATCGGCAGACCGACAACATGGATAGGACATTGCACCCCGGCAGCACGCAATTGATCCCGATGGATGGTGCTGGCAACGAAGATGGCCGAATGGAATCGAGTCAGTCCTAGCTCCATTGGTCGCATCCATTCCCGCATCGGCCAAGTGAAGTCATATTCATCCACGCTCTGCGCATGGAGCATGGAATAAATCTTGGGTTTGAGCCCACACAGGTGCAGCGCATAGGGGACCGCTTCAAATCCCGGCGTCCAAAAGTCCTGCAGGAAGATGGCATCCTCGTTGCTAACTGACCCATTCCGAATGAGCTTCAGCAGCAAGGCGACCTGCGTGCAAGCATAGATCCCCCGACCAGTTGCATCCAACACCCCCCCGACTTGGATCTGCTCATCAGTCGTTTCCCCGCTGATCGTGGTGAGATTCGTCCTCGGCGAAGCCTCCCTAACCGCAGCCGGAAACCAATCCTCGCAGAGCTGCTTGGTATAACGGGCAGCTAATGGTTCCAACCCTAGATAAAAAAGCCTCCGAATTAATTTCATAATTTGATCTCCACGTCCTGATCAAAGCCGGGATGATATAGCCAGGTGCTCCACAGCTCTGAACTAAAGACCTTGTGCCACACGATATTGTCTTTGAGGATCTGCTTCTGGTAGAGATGCTGTTTGTAGAAGCTCCGTCCAATGATGATTTTCTTAAAGTAATCCGACACCTCATAAAACGGACCGACCACAACCACTGCACCGATCTGTTTCTGGTGCGGGAGCATCGACAGGAACTCACAAGTGTTCCTGGCCAGCAGCGGGCTATCAAGCTCAATATCTACCTGCAGCCTACATCGCTTGGCCTCCTTAAGAATCTGGTCCAGAAAGTAGAGGCCCACCCCATGCCGATTACCAGCCCCGCAGTAAATCCGTTGGACAAAGGATCGCCCGGCCAGCTGCTCGACCTTGCGCAATGCGGACAAGGCTTCCGGTACGCTCACCCCACCCGGAATGAAAAGGGTTCGGGCTCCCTTGAAAGGACCCTCAAGTTCAGTACCAAGGAAGCAGCGGGGCCTCAACATCAATGCCCGATTCGAAGCGGTGACGGACGCCGCATTCTCCCCATCCTCCCCCACTGTCACCACCTTCGCTCGGAAGTGAACTAGCAGATCTTCCGCGATCTGTTCGCAGCTCAGATCAAAGCAGCGATCCTCATAGGTCGCCCGAATATATTGATCGAGCTTCTTCTTGAACATGAAAAACTCAATCTTCCGATCATTGTGGCCGACGTTAAGGGTCACCATGACCGGAAAGATATGCCGATGGAACTGGCGAAGGAAGGCCACCTCCTTTGGGGCGTCCTTCCAGCGATGCTGCGCTTGGAACGAGGTGCGGATGTGGAGTTGCGTGCTCATAGAGATCGATGGACAAAGGATATGAATTCGGCCCGGACTTCTGGTTCAAGAAAAGATCCCCGAAGGACTTGTGTCGTCATCTGCTGGCCCTGCTTGCATATACCCCTGCTCTCCATGCACAGGTGTCGAGCCGTGAGCGAAACACCCACCCCAATTGGATGTAGATGCTCCATTAGTGCGTCAGCCACCTGCTGAGTAAGCCTCTCCTGGATCTGCAGGCGCCGCGCATATACCTCCAAGACCCGAGAGAGTTTGCTCACCCCAACCACGCGCTTGTCAGGAATATAACCAATGACCGCTGTTCCAAAGAAAGGAGCTAAGTGATGCTCGCAGAGACTGTAGAAGGGAAGGTCTCGCAGGAGAACCATTTCATTATATTTCTCCCCCCCTTCCTTGAAGCACGTCAGCAGCTTGCCCACGTCCTGATGATAACCGACCGTCCACTCCTTCCAAGCTCTTAGCACCCGAGCCGGTGTCTTGAGCAGACCTTCCCGCATTGGGTCCTCCCCGACGAAGCGCAAAATCTCCCGGATCGTTTCTTCATCGGCTCTCTTCATCTCAATATCCTTTCTTCAGGTCACCACCGAGTGGGACCGGCGGCTTAGTCCTATTATCTAGGAAGTCGGCGGCGTAGAGTTTGTGAAGCTGCCAACCTACGCGCAGAATAGCAGAGCCAGACAAAGCCCAACGTACCATTCCATCGAGCAGAGCTTTGTCATTCCGACGCGACCATTCTGGATGCAGCCAAATTGGTACATTAGGATCCAAGTTTCCCCCAAGCTGATCGCGCAACGTATCAAGCCACCATTCAACGTCCGAAGGCTGCTCGATGATCAGCTTCAGCTCATCGGCCAAGGCAATGGATTGAGGAGGAGGAATGTTCTGCCGCTTGGGAGAAAGGGTGACCCAATCAAAGATGTCTGGGAACATTCGATAGCCGGAGGTCTCCAAATGCACACTCTGATTGGACGCGTGCATCAGATCAACCAGCAGGTGAAGATCGTGGACAATCGGCTCCCCACCGGTGATGACGATAAAATCGCAGCAGGTCTCTCCGGCCTCTTTCACGAGCTGCTCCTCCGAGATCCTTTCAATCTTGTCCGGAATATACTTCGGGTGCCAAGTCCCAGCTGCATCACACCAAGGGCACTTCAATGGGCACCCGAAGGTACGAATGAAAAAGGCTGGTCGGCCAAGATGAACCCCTTCCCCTTGGAAGCTATAGAAACGCTCATGAATTGGTAGCATGTCAGGAAATGGTCGCGAAGTTCTTCTCGTCCTCCCAAACTGTCACCTTCGAAACCCGCACCTCGCGCTCGGCTAACTCATCCCTAGAACGTAACAGGACGTTAACCTCCTCTAAGACCTGCCGAGCTATCCCTTCCGCCCCACAATTATGAACAAGGGTAATCTTGGCCAGAGGCTTAAGCCCAATCGCCTTCATCGCAGCACCGCAGAGCACACTCTCAAGATATTCCCGACCGGGATCAGTCCGATTCAACACGAGGGTATGATCAAAGCGTTCCTCAAGCCACTTCTTCAGCCAATCCAACTTGCCGAAGTCAATCACAAATCCGTTGTCATCAAAATCCATGCAGGAGAACTGGATCTCGATCTTCCAGTTATGCCCGTGGATAAGTGCGCAGTGTCCATCGTGAGAATGCTGCCGATGGGCGAAGGGAAATGGTCCGAAGACCTTGCTGCAAGTGATGCTCATAGTAATATCCATGTTGGTAAAAGGAAAGGGCGTACCAGACCAAAGTCTAATACGCCCTATTATCTGTTGGGGGCCGCTGCGCGGTTACTTGACCTTGAAGCCCTTGTCGGACTCGGTGGCCAGCTTGCGCACGTCCACCAGCCAGCGGACGTGGGACCGGACGCGAGCTGCGGACAGGCCCGAAGCCTTGGCGATCTCCTCGACCGTCAGGACTTTCTTCGCGTTCCACAGCACCTCGTTGACCTTGTGGCCACCCGAGTTCAGCCGGTTGTGGAACTTGTCGAACTTGTCCTCGGCCTTCGGCGCGGCCTTGCCCTTGCCCTTCCCGGCGGGCGCAGCAGCCGGAGCCGGAGTGGGGGAGGCCTTCTTCCCCTTGCCCTTCGGAGCGGCCACCGGGGGATCTTCGACGCATTCGACCTGATCCTTCCGGGCGGTCTTGACGACATTGGTGGCCAACTCGCGCACACCCTTGTCGGCGATAGCGGCCAAGCGCTCATCGGTAACGTTGTCACCGATCTTGGCCAGCTTCGTGTTGAAGCGGGCGATGTCCCATCGGTCCGCCGTTTGAAAGCCGATGGCTGTGAAAATGGCCACGGCCTGTGTTCGTGTGATCTGCATATCAGTTTCTCCTGTTTGTGTGGTTGTGTGTTGGATCTGGTTACTCTGACCTACGTCAGCAAAGGTGACTCCGAGTAATGGCATTGGCAATCCACGCTGCCGCATCCTGCGCAGTAACGCCGACATCGTACAAGTAGAAAAGCTGCGGCAAGAGATCCGCCTCCAGCGCGGCATCAATTTCCGTGCTGTCGAGCCATTCCCTCAAACTGACGATCCACTGTTGAAACGTCTGCAAGCAACCACAAGAATGTTGGGTAGCGTATCATCGTCAACGAAAAAATGCAATCAAGCTACTCGCAAGACTTTACCGCCGGGTTCGAAAATCCCAAAGCTGCGGCCACGCCAACGGTATAACGCTCGCTGAACGCACCCTCCCGAAGCTCCACCCAATTGAGTCGATAGAGCTCTTTTTCTTTCTCGGAGGCGATCTGATTTATCCCAACCATGCCCGTCACATGCGCCAGCTTAGTTTTGGACTCAGAGAAGTTGGACCGACCGAGGATCTCTCTGGTATAGCTGTCGGTGTCCGACTGCGTGGCCGTCAAGTACAGGCAATGATACTTCTCACTCAGCGCCCGCTGCAAACGCCAAGAGGCATCAATCTTGTGCCGGCGGTCATAGCCCTTGGGCATGCCAGACTCTTCATCCAAGATGTCCGCATAATCCGTGATCACCACGTCCGGTACCCACCCCTCCTTGGCCCACCGCTCTAAGTGAGCTTCGATCCCTTTGACCGATAGGGAAGAGTTTGGATAAGTGAGCAGCCGCAGGTATGGGATCTTCCCACGGATTCGGTACTGCAAAATCTCCTGCATCGCCCGCCAAGCCTCTCCCCAGACCAAAGGCCGTTCAAAGCGCCGCATCTCCTTCCGCACCTGCAAGCGAGCCGGCTCCTGTGGGTTCCGACGCACCGCCAATGGATAACCAATCTCACAAGGCCAGTCCTTCGACCGCAGTGGGTGCATAGCTGCCCGAATGGCAAAACGCTGCATCATTTGGCGCTCAGTCATGTCCCCGGCCGCAAACCAGGCGACCTTGCGCCGCTGCAGAGCTGCTCGCCAGCCTGCATCCATTAGCCAGAAGGTCTTGCCTACCTTCTCTGGACCTAGGAAGGCCACAAAGGACTCGCGCCCTAGCTGATTGGAAAAGAAGTGGCCGAGAGCCCCAGGGTAAATCACAAGGTCCCGAGCTAGATCATCAAAGACCTGCTGCAGGACTGTCGGGCTGTTCAGCACATCAATCGACTCCCCTGCCCCTAACTCGACCGGCCGGAAGCCATTGACGCCTTGCACCGCCTCCTCTAGTCGCCCTTGCTCCATGTCCTCTTCCGCCCGATCGACCATCTGTTTGAGCCGAATTTGAGTGAAGTGCTTCGCGGCCAGATCGATCACGTAGGCGCTGTTGATCTCCCGCGCCAGCGTCTCATATTCCCCGCTCAGCCCATCCAAGAACCGCTCGATCAGCGCGACCGTCTCCTTGTCTGTGACCTTCTCAACCCACGCTTCAAAGAGTCCTTGCAGGTGAGCCTTCGGAGCCTTCCCATAGCGATTGCAATAGCGCACGCTCCATCCACCGACAATGTTCGCCCAAGTCGACCGGAACATTTCCCCTTCCCACTTGGCCGCAATCCGGAGGCAGACCGCGTCATCCACTATCATCCCGATCAGGACCTGCCGTTCGACGTTACCGGAGATGCGTTCAACTTTCATCGAACCTAGCGTAGAGCTTGGCGAACGCGTCCGAGCGTGCGCACCATTCCATCGAGACTTGTTCCATTTGTTTTATGTTCAGCGGATGCTTCGGATCCCAGACAAACCTACTCAGATCACCATTCCAATTCTCCCAATCCCGGACTGACCGGTGGACGTTCATAAACCAAAGGTGCAGAATCGCTCTCACCCCACCGGTGTAGTAGTAGCTCGTCACCGTCTCAGCTAAAGCCAGATCATCCCCGCGCAGCGTTCGCTGAAACGCGATCCACTTGTGATACCAGGGCAGCAACCGGACGTAGCTCCGATGGAGGCAAGTCGCCAGCAACTGATCACTCCCTTTGGGCCAGCTCAGATTGGTGAGGTGCTCGTACAGCCATTGTTCATCTTCATTAAGCTCCTCCACCGGCACCAGGGTCGGATTGTCCTTTTCCCAACGCGCCTTGCAGGCCAGCAAAGCCGGAAACTTGGAGGCAAAGCTGCTGGCCGAGAAGAAGTGCGGGGTGTACTGGTCCCGGATTGCCCCGCTTTTCTCCAACCAGATGATGACCGCTTTAATCTCTGCCTTGGGCTGACTCTTCATCAACCAGAGGATATCTTTCTCCCACTTCTTGATCTTGACCGGCCCAGTCACTTGCCGATGGAGCCGCAGCAGGGCTTCTAATCGACTGGCCGCGATCTGCTCAAAGCTCTTCTTTGGCGGATACTCAAGCTTCGCCTCAGTGGGTGATTCAGAATTGGCGACTGTGTGCTTACTATTCTCATTTGTCTTATCGCGCCCGCGTGCATTATGCGCACGCACGCGAGGGTTGGTTGCGGTCCGCATCCTACTAGGTTGCGTTTCGTCTGCTCCTTCACCAGATGGCCCTTTCCTCCTACATTCCCATTGAACATTGAGCTTTTCTTCGTCCACCTGATAGAAGATTTGATGCGTTTCAAAGTTCCGTCTCTCATAGAGCAGCCCTTCTTCAATCAGGTTCTTTCTCACCCTCTCTTGTACCCGTTTGCTCAAGGAGGTAACAGCTTCAATCTCTTGGATAGTGCGATATGCCCAACTATCGGGCCCGGTCATCCAATAGAGAACGTGATTGAGGAAAATGGATTCCTCAAGCCCAAGCCATCGAGCCAGGCCTCCATACACAACGATCGGACTTCCAAGGTCTCTGAGAATTTCAGTGAGTTTCATGGGTGGATCAGCTGTCCTATTTGTCTGCGGTCAGCCTCGGAGGTTGCAGCCAGGTCCTTCCCATCCGGACACACTCGGATCGTTTCACCCTCAAAGGCGCTGAGGCTGTTGCACAGCTCAAGAGCCCGGCGCTGGGCTGCGGGTTCATTGTCAAAGCACACCACCCGCTTGAGGTACCGACTAAGGCGCAGTACCTGGGCTCTAGTGTAAGCTGTTCCGCCAGTCGCTACCCACCCCGGTCCTCCGGCCCAGACATCAAGTTGCCCTTCCACCACCCCAATGCTCAGCCCATGCACCAAGTCCTCCCCATAGAGCAGCTCCTTGTGATTGAGACTTTCCGAAAGGGCGCTGGCGCTGATGTAACGCATGGCCGGTTGATCTGAGATGGCCCGCGTAGTCCAACTCACGACCCGACCTTGATACTCCCAAGGGATCAACAGGCGCCAAGCCAAATCCACCGCTAACCCAATGCCTTGAATGTGCCACAGTTTGACAATCTGCTCGGGATCAAAGCCCCTCTCTTGCAGATACTGCTTGTGCTGTTTCAGCAGAGGTCCTGCACCCGGCGGCAGTTGCAACGTTCCAATTGGACGTGGGGGGCGATCGGCTGCCCGAATCAAATCTACCCCTCGGAGCAGTTGATAGGCCTGCCCGGTCGAAATGCGCAGGATCCGGGCCAGGGTTTCATCCCCACGGTGTGCACCACACTTCCAGCAAGAGCAATGGCCGTGGGCCTCGTTAAAGCCCAGGTGAAAGCTGCGTGATTGACACCAAGGGCAGCGCAGCTGGAGCCAACCCGATCGTGCATGATGATCTTGGCCTGCTTCCCGGAATTCAACCCCTTCCTGCGAAAGTAGGTCGCGTAGCTTCATTAGACCCCCGTTTTCGCCCAAGATAATGCCCCTACCACGTCTGGAAAGCCCTTTCCGTGCTGCAAGAGTGCGGGTAGGAGGCTCAAAGCGCGTGTGAAGGGGCGTTGGGCCCTTTTACAAGGTTTTTACGCTCCCCTTCTGTGATCGACAATTCGGCGCAATTTGATTGCCTCGGCCAGGGGCGGCAGATGGATTTTGCAGCCTCGCATGAATTCGATTTGCACGTCCAGCATGGTGACGCCCAGCTTGGCGCACTCAGCTTTGAAAGAGTTCTTCACTCCCGATGGTACTGGCCGCAGGTATAAGGTCCCTGTCGTATCTTTTGATCTGGCTGCTCCACTCATGGTGATTTGTCCTTTTGGGTTGAATAAACTGACCGAAGAAGTTCGTTGAAGATGTTGAGATTGTCCCCCCGGCCTTGGCCATCGAGGACCTCTTCTAATATGCTCTGCTTTCGCTGCAGGAGCTTGCACAGCTTCTCCTCAATCGTATCATAGGCCACGAGGTAGTAAATGAACGCGGTCTCCTTCTGCCCAATCCGATGGATCCGGTCCTCCGCTTGCACCAGGTCTCCTGGCGTCCAGGGCAGATCGGTAAAAACGCAGGTGTCGGCCGCGGTCAAGGTGATGCCAATTCCAGCGGCCCGGATATTGCCTAGGAACAGACGCACGTTGTCCTTGTGCTGGAAGGCGTCCACGGCCCGTTGGCGCTGCCGACCTTTTACTCCCCCATCCACGACCACACTTTGCCGATGGTAGCGAGCATGGAGCAACTCAACCATCCGGCGGTGCATGGAAAAGACGACCAACTTCCCATCACTACCCTCGAGGAAATTGTCCACCCACTCATACACCAACTTCAACTTGAGCTTGGCACACAAGCGCAGTAGATAGCCAATGCGGGTCAGAGCTTCAGCCCGAGCCGCTCGCCTTGCTCGTTCGATCGAGATCGTTCTCAACCACCCTAGGAAGTCAGCCTGGGCGGTATCATACTCAGTCCGGTCAGGCAAGCGCAGCATCAGCACCTCGCGCACCTTTGGGGGTAAGTCTTGCAGGACATCCCGCTTGAGGCGCCTGACCATGCACAATTCTTTAAGATGGGCGTGGAGGACATCGAGGTCCCGGGCCCCGCTGAAATCCCAACCCCAAGGAAAGTGGCGAGGCTTAGTCCAGCGGAAGACGAACTTGTAGAAGCTCCTAAAAATGTCGGGACGAATGACGGAGAGTGGGGCCCACAGCTCTGATGGTCGATTGGTCAGGGGCGTACCACTTAGCCCAATGACTCTAGGCACGCGCTCACATAGCTTGCGCGCTGCCCGATACCTTTGGGAGGCACGGTTCTTGATGTAGTGAATCTCATCGAGGATGATCAGCCCGGGCCCCAACGCCTTCAGATATGGCAGCCAAGGTCCAAGGATGTCATAATTGATAATGACCAAAGGTGCGCGAGTAGCCGGTTTGAAACGTCGGACTTTGCGCCCTTCTAAGACTTCGCTCGGCAAGCCCAGATGGTGAGCGGCTTCTCTCTCCCAATTCAGCTTCACGTTAGCTGGGCAGACCACAACCACCGGCCGCGATGCTGGGGTTTTGTAGACATAGAACAAGGCCTGCAGGGTCTTGCCTAGTCCCATCTCATCGGCCAATAGGATTCGACCGCCCCAGTCTCGAATCTGTCGGGCACCAATGAGCTGGTAATCCCGTAGTTTGGTAATCTGCATGAGTCTTACCTCCGAGCCAAGCAGGACCGGACTTGCTGGGCCGAGAGACCAATGCGGGTAAGCAGCCAGACTTCATCTTCTGATAGTCCGGCTCGAGCTAACATGCGCTCGACCCCAGTGCAGGGCAACCGCCTTTGGGTAACACTAAGCTGGGAAATCGCGTGTTTGATCTCCTCCATTACCTCCCGCACTTGACGCTTACTCCAGCCAAGGATGGCCAAATACTCACGCACGCTGCGCAGGTAAGCCTTTGGGCTTCGGACTTGATCCCAACGCATCAGATGCTCCAGTTCCTGGGGGGTGTTAAGAAAAAGCCGGAGCACCCCACGGGCCTCTTGCTTCAGCTCGCTTTCAAGGAGCAGCACAAAGCGACTCGGCAACTCCTTCCCAACCATCTCCTCCTTGACCTCTGGCAAATTGCGGTGCTTCTGCTGCTTCATCGTGAAATTGTACAGCTCGCAGTTGAGGGCAAAGTAAAGGAAGGTCGGGAAGCGGCACCGCTTGGCGAACCGATCAGGCTGGTAACCCCGATAGGAGCGAACGAACGTGAGGTGTGCTTCACCGAGCACCTCCTCGAATGATAATCCACTCCGGGCGACGAAGTAGTGAACTACCTTATAGATGAGCAAACGGACATCATTGTAGGTGTCCGTGAGAGCTTCTTGTTCAATCGCAGTCAGTGGCAGGGTGGTCGTGGACATAGGATGCCTTTGCAATGTTAGATCCCTATGCTGTGGTCAAGAAAAATCCTCCTCGGCCTTATGAGGGCACAGGGAGGATTTTCTTGGACTGCGCTGTGTGCCGTTTTAATTGCGGCCGACCGGCAGCAGCTGGCGAAACTCGTTGATCTGGTCCATCTGGCGCAGGGGCGGCTCCTTCTTCACCACCTGGGTGAAGGCGTTGAGTAGGCTCCAACTCGTCCTCGGCTTGAAATCAGTGAACGCCGGGTTTCGATAAGCCCAATCAACTTGCCCGATCAACGACCAAGGCATGACGCCCTGCCGACCGGTCTCGACTAGGACCTCATAAACCTCAGCCTCGATCAGCGTGTGGTCTTTCATCTTCTTGACCATCATCGGAATGCGCCCGACCTTCTCCAAGTACTCATCCATCGCCACATGCAGCGCCTCCGGTAGGTCGAACCCGGTGGTGTGCTTCTTGCACAGCACCACGTCCCCGGTGACCATGCCGTTCATGCAAACGAAGACCCGAGTGCCTACGACCAGCTTCAGCGTCCGGCGCATGGCGTTGGATGTGAGGAGGCCTAACTCGAGACGCTGATCATCCGGCATCTCGACCGACGGAATTTCGATCCTGAAGGTTCCGGCCATATCAGCCCGATCCTTGCTGAGGGAAAAGACCGCCTCCTTGGTGGCCCAGCCCCTCTGCTCGCACTCGCTGCGGATAGCCGTCACGAGGTCGAGGTGTTTGATGCCCTGCCAAAAGCTGCGGGCCCATTTCGGACGAATGAGCGGAACCCGCTTGAGGGCTTGCTCGGTAACTGCGTTGGTTGCATTGGTATGAATCATGATTTGATCTCCTTATGCGGTTAGCGGACGTTGTGTTTACCAAGCTGAAGGGCCTTCGTACGGGAGACCAATCTGGCCTCCGGATAGAACTTCTGCACCACCTGCAAGCGCATCACCATCAGCTCAGACACATCATAGAACGCGGAGCGAGGATTGGTCGTGAACTCAATCTCTCCTCTAGTCGATCCGTAACAGTCCAAGAATCGGTGACAGACCTGCGGGGTTGAAACTGAAACTGCGATTGTCATTTTTTCATCCATAGGACTCCTTGTGTGGTTGTGGTTTCTATTCGTACCAAAAGTCAGCTTCACGCAGGTTGCGGTACAGTAGGTCCAGCTGCGCTTCAGTGGCGCGCTTGACAAAGGTCTTCTTGACCCGGGCGTGCATCGCCTTGACCATCCAAAAGACCACCTTGCGCTTTCCGTTCACGCCACCGTGGCCATAATACTCCGGATGGATCCTCGGAAGTGGGGCCCGGATTTTGATCGCCGGCCCGCGCAGCACGCGCTTCCGATGCAGTGGGACCGCGCAGACCGACAGCGCAAGGTAATCCGGCACCACGCGCTTACCATGCGCGTTAACGGGGAAGTCCTCCGGATTGTTCCATCGGGTGGCCACCAGCTTGTGCGTCGCCTGCCTGGGCCACTCGACCGGGACGTAGGTCCCATCGGGCAGTCGCTTAACAAAGTCAACGCAGTGGGTATTGAACAGTTTGAGGAATTCGGTTCCAAATTCCTCGCGGACGAGACGCTCGGACATCAGCCTCTGCATCTCAGATTCGGATTCGGATTTGATGCTCATTGTGGATGTGGATTTGAGCTTGTGGTTTCGATCTCGGTTAACATTCGGGCCTGGCACTCTGGACAAATGCTGTGACTGATCTTCCCGGCCACCGGATCGTTCGCTGCCACGACCACGTCCCCCATATCCTTCTTGCACCACGCGCAAATGCGATGTGCAACTGCTTGAGGGGCGTTTCTGGATTCGGTGCTGTCTGCCATGCTCATAGCGTACAGAGCACCAACAAGACCGCAACACTTAGTCCTGTTGGGTATCTAACAGTAGAACAGCTTATGCACAGGATAAGTGTCGCATAAGTCACTAGCAGCAGGTTGGAACGCTGCTGATAATAGCTGCGCAATGGACACGAAAGACTTCCCCGACTGGCGCGCCCCGCATACGCTGCGTGATTTCCCACCCTCTCGACATCGAGGCCTGCAGAAGTGCCTGTTGAGGGACTATGGAGACAAAATTGAGCTGGTCTCCCTCGTGGTGAAGGAAAACTGGCGAGACAAGGGGGTGGGCAGTCGCATAGTCAAAAAGATCCAGGAATTGCAGAAGCCCATCTTCTTGCACCTCCGCTCTGACGGCCCCCCCGGCGACAGGTTCGAGAACATCGGGAGGCTGATCCACTTCTACCAAAACCTGGGATTTGAATTCCTTGGTCAGTCCAATTATCAAATGGTCTGGGTTCCACGCTTTTGATGCCACTTAAAAAGCTAGTCCTCGAGAACTTCCAGGTTCATCCCAAGCTGTCCCTTGATTTGGACCCGCATATCACCTGCATCATTGGACCATCCGACGTTGGCAAGAGTGCAGTCATTCGGGCCCTGCGCTGGTTGTGTCAAAACGTGCCTGATGGAGCAGAGTTCATCCGCGATGGGACCAAGCAGGCCATCGTGACTCTGCAAGCCGACGGTAAGACCATAATTCGCACCCGAGGCACAGAAAACAGTTACCAACTTGGTCGGGAGGAATTCAAGGCCTTCGGGAAAAGCGTACCAGAAGAGATCATCAAATTGGTCCGAGTCGATGACATCAACTTCCAAGGCCAGCATGATTCCCCTTTCTGGTTTGCTGAGTCAGCCGGGGAGGTCGCGCGGCATCTGAACCGGATTGTCAATCTCGATGTCATTGACCGGGTGCTGGCTGACATTGCGGCCAAGAAGCGCGAGGCTGACCAGGCCTGCAAGCTGCTCGAGGAAAGGCTGAAAGCGGCCAAGCAGCAGAAGGACTCACTCCAATTTGTCGTGGGACTGAACAAGGAATTGAAAATCCTCGAGGATCGGGCCCAACGACTATCCCAATCGCAGGCCAAACGGAAGGCGCTGTCGGTTCTAGTCGAAAAGCTCCAAAACCTGCGGACCGCGCGCGATACAGCCCAAAAGGTCGCGAACCGGGGCGTTTCCGCCCTCGATATAGCCCTAAAAGCCCTGGAAACGTCCCAACTACTGTCTAAACTGCAGAGCCTGGTAGGGAGAGCGAAAACGCTGTCTCGTGCCCGGAAGTTATCCCGGCCGGATTTCGACCCGATTGAAAAGCTGCGAGCAAGCTATGACTCGGTTTATGAGCGTTGGGACAACTTGACCAATCAGCTTGATTCCTTGCGGACTCTTTGGCGCCGACGGAAGGAGACTAAGGAACGAGCTGATACCTTAGCTAAGGACTTAGATCAGAAGACTGAAGGCCGATGCCCGCTGTGTGGAGGACTCCTTGATGAAACCCATCGCTGTGCTGTGTAGTGACATTCACTTGCAAGAGCGCCCGCCCGTGGTGCGCAGTAATGAGCCGAGCTGGTGGGCAGCTATGCAACGGCCCTTTGATGAAATTGGTAGCTTTGGCGTCCCGATCTTCTACGCTGGTGATATCTTCAATCATTGGCGCAGCCCACCGGAGCTAATCAATTGGGCCATTCAACACCTCCCTCCCGGCTTTGCGGTGCCGGGACAGCACGACCTACCTCTCCATAACCTGCTAGACCTGCACAAGAGCGCGTTCTTCACCTTGCTAGAAACAGGGACGTTGTCACTGCTCATGCCCGATAAGCCTACACTCATCGGGAAGAAGATTAGAGCGTGGGGCTTCGCTTGGGGACAACCTCTACGATCCTGCTCGATTAAGAAGGAACCAGACCGGATCAACCTCGCGATCGTCCACGCCTACGTCTGGCGCCAAGGATACAACTTCCCTGGCGCGACCGAGGAGACGCGGGTTTCAGCCTACGCTAAGGCCCTGCATGGCTATGACGCAGCGGTCTTCGGGGACAACCACAAAGGGTTCACCACTTACAAGAGTGGATGCAATGTCATCAACGCTGGGACGCTCATGCGTCGGACGATCGACGAGATCAACTACTGCCCCCAGGTCGGACTGCTGATGGAAGACGGAACTATCGAGCCCTATCAACTGGATTGCAGCGAGGACAAGCTTCTCCCGCGCACTGAGGCCAAGCTGATTGAAGAAGAGACCTTCAAGATGGAGTCCTTCCTGCAGGAATTGGAAAAGCTCGGGCATACCAATCTCGACTTCCGGCAAGCGGTCCTTGATTACCTGATCACCTACAAGGTTTCCAAAGCCGCGCAGACTATATTGAAGTATGCCTTAGACCACGCCCATGATTAGCCTCGACAAATATCAGAAGCTCAAAGCCCAAGTCGATGAGGCCAAAACCTCGGCCGCTGAAGCGGAAGGGGCCTACCAGCAAGCCATGCAAGAGCTGAAGCGTGAGTTTGGCTGTGAGACCCCCGAGCAAGCCAAGCGGATGCTATCTGACCTGACCGCCGAGCTTGAACGGACTGAACGCAAGTTGGAAGAAGCTCTGGCGAACTTTGAAAAGGAATGGTCCCATGCAGTCGCTCACGCCGCTGAGACAGGAAGTTGACGCGAGATTGGCCGACTACCGCGCCGCCGAACGAATCCTCGGGCAAGAGCAGGATGCCCTGATTGCAGCCGAGGACTTGGTCGTGGACTGTGAGGAAGCGCAGAAGATCGCGCAGCTAGTCGCCCAGACCGTTCAACAGCAAGCCCACGCCCGATTGGCCAAGGTCGTATCCCAATGCCTTAGCACCGTCTTCGATGAGCCCTATGAGTTCAAAATGATCTTCGAGCAGAAGCGAGGGCGCACGGAATGCCGACTGGTATTTGTGCGCAATGGGCTGGAAGTGGACCCAATGTCAGCGGCCGGAGGAGGAGTCGTCGACGTTGCTTCCTTCGCGCTGCGCCTAAGCTGCATTCTTCTCGCCAAGCCTCCGGTGCGTCGGCTGCTAGTGATGGATGAACCCTTCAAGTTCCTAAGCGAGGAATATCGCGGGCGCATTAGGACGATGCTGGAGCAGTTGAGCGAGGAGCTAGGCGTCCAATTCCTGATGGTGACGCACATCGACCAACTCAAGACCGGCACGGTCGTAGAGCTGTAAAAGAAACGGGACAGGCCGCGCTAGCAGCCTGCCCCGCCCCTATCCCGACCACACATCCACACGCATCCCTCCTCAGGGTTGCCTATGACCTCGGGTAGGGAAGTGATTAGCCCTCCATACCCGCTCGACGGCTAAGATGGAAGGTTTTTAGAATACGGTGGATTAGCTCCTCCGCCAAGGCTACTTCGGCTGGCACCGGCATGATACATTCATCAGCCACCGAACGGATGGCTTCGCCCACGTTACCATTGAGATCCTTGTCATAAGCGATGACCGGGATTGCGGGTTGCAAGGATTTCAGTTCTCTGATTAGGGTAGCCCCGTCCGACGGAAGAGGAATTCGCATGTGGACGAATACGATGTCCAACTCATGGGCCGTGGCCTGGGTCACCGCCTCACCTATGTCCTTGGCCTCATACACGGTCACGTTGAACTGACTGAGGAACTTGTTGGCAACCCCCCGGACCTCATCTCGGGCGTCCGCGATGAGAATCTTTACAGGTTCGGTGAATGCCTGAACCATCTGGGTGCGGCGGTCAGCATCCTCTGCAAGCTGCCTGCCGTTGCGACGGTGCATGAAGAATGAAAATGGAGATTTGCTATTCATTGGAGCCACTGAAAAGAAGACAACCAACCGAGAAACTTACCCACGAGGTTTGCCATCTCGATGGCGTGGGTGAGGAGGAATACGAGGATCAGAGTTACAGTGAGATTCCGATTCACCACCGCCTTCCCCATCAGCCAGTCCATCTTTTGATCGTTGATCGAGTAATTGTCGATGATGAACTGGTCCGCCTTGGAGAGTTTGGCGTAGTTGGGAGGTCGGTGAGGCTGGAACTCATCCGGCGGCGGCTGGCTGAGCCAAAGCGGGATTTTCATGGTGGGGGAGGTGGAGGTATGAAGGGTTAGTACTGGGCCTTCTGCTTGCCGCCTTGCGGATAGACGATGTAGAACTGGTTGACGTACTCAGCCACCGAAGCGGCGTCTTGGGCGGCGGCACCCCGGTCGCTTTCAGCGGCGGTGGCATACTGGTCGGCTTGACCGGCGTTCGTACTGACAAACTCGGTGTCCGCCGTGGTCTGGTAGAAGGCGTTCAACTGGTCCTGCGTCGGGTTGGGGCCGAGGGCGGCCAGCGCAGCGTTGAAGATGTCCTGCTGGTTGGAGTTAATGGTGGCGGCGGTGCTGGCAGCGGACCGTGAGGCGGCAGCGGCGTCCGAAGCCTGCTGGGAGGCGGTGTTGACCGTCGTCTGGCAGCTGAGCAGCGCGTTCTCTTGATAGGGCTGCGGATTGGCCATGATCTGGCCGGCTTGGGCGTTCCCGGTATTGGTCACGCCTCGTGCGGTCTGGGCAGTCTGGACGGTGTTCCAGGCAGTCGTGCAAACGGCAACGACACTATCGCGGTTGGTAGGCATAGTAATATATGATGGTTGACTGACTTGTGGTTGCAAAGGTTATATCTTCAAGATCAGGAGGTCTCGGTGGGTCGACCTTGGCTACTTCCCGTTTGATCCACGGAGTCACGTGCTGCCACAGCCAAACTGCACCAGTACGGATGTGGCCTTTGAAGAACCAAACAGCAGCGCCACCAACCAGGTAGCCCGCGAGGGTATGGTAGTTAATGAAGAACAGTAACGTTTTTGTTATCATGTTGGTTTATGGTTGAGTTTACCGATCAAATAAGCCTGAGTTTCGATAGGACTGCCTCATGAGCAGCTTTTGCCTTGTTATCTCCACCCCACCACTTATCCCACTCCTCCTTCACGGCAACACCTGCCTTCTCAGCCAATGAAAAGCCGTGATGGGCCAAGGCTACCGCGTCGTCACGTGTCTTGGTCACTCCACGTAGTTTGATGGAGATATATCCTGCTACAAGCACTAGAATTGCCGACAGACCACCCAACGCCTTGATTCTGTCTCCCAAGGTCTCAGCGTTGTCAGCCCACTTAGCATTAGCACTGGTATACTTAGTAGCCACCTGGGATGTGACCACCAGTGCCGTCGTCTGCTTGTCCAACTGCTTGACGGCAGCTACGGCCGTTGCATCAGAAGCGTTGGCGTGAGCGGTGACGGCCACCAGGGTAGCGTGCACGGCAACGGCATCAGTAGTCATCTGGGCAATCTTGGCGTCACGGTTGGCAATGGCTACCTTGTCATCTTCATGAGCGGCGAGCAGGCTGTCCCAGATGGCTTTCTGTTCCGGCGACAAACTTTCACCCAGAGCCTTGTAGGACGATTCAGTTAACGTAGTGGCCAGTTTCACCACTGGTGATGGGTTTGGTTCCTTGAGCAGAGTTGCGTGCGCCGCGTAGCTGAACCCGGAAGCGTTAGCCTCGATGGTCTGATGCGTAGAGTCCAATTCCTGGTGGGCCTTAATAACTGCTGCTACGGCTTGTTGGACGGCTTTCGTCTCATGTTGAACATCAACAGCCTGCTGTTCGGTCTTGGCTGCTGCAATCGCCGCCTTGTCTGCCACTGCCGTGTTGCGACCGGGGGCAAACACTTTGAGGTACAGATATCCACAGAGAAGAAAGACGCCAACCCCTACTGGAACTATGAGGGGTATGGCACCTCGGTTTGAGTGTATGTTTTTCATGGGTCTCCTTTGTTGGTTTACGAAACTTTGAAAATCTCGACATTGTGGATGCGCAGCCGGTTGGACACCAAGGGAAGGCGGACCCAGAACCAATCGGGTAGGGTTAGGGCAGCACTGGCGGCGTTCCAAGTCAGAGTGGCGGTGGCGGTGTAGGCCACGGTGAACAGCAGGTTGCGAAGGTTGGTACTGGTCTGGTCGGTAATTGCCGTGTTTGCCACGTAGTAGCTCATGGTAACCGTCTGATTGGATGCTCCGGGGTTGACCACAACGTACTTCTGGGCGTAGAAGGCGCAGTTGCCGGTAGCAAAGGACGGGGTGGCAATGCTGGTCGCGTCGTTCTTGGTCAGGTTGGTAGCTCCGTTCCATGATGAATGGTAACGGTAGGACGAACAATCCAGCAAGCCCTGTCCGGCTCCATTCGCGGTCAGCGAGATGGCATTGGCTCCGCCAAAGCCTCCGTGGAAGCACGCCCCGATGAATTGTGATCCCGCCTTACCCGGAGGGATCACGGACGAGTCCTTCAAACCCATGGTGAACCAGTCAAGATAGCTGGCCGGGACTAGGGATTCGGCGGTGCAGGCAGCATCGTTGTTGTTGTAGGGAACGAACTGGTAGAGCATCCCCACCCGCACCTCATTCCAACTGGAACCGATGGTGGTTTGCCGCAGAAGACCACTACGACAGTCCAAAATGCCATCTTGACGGGAGTTGACTGTAGCGATGACGATAGACATATTAAGAAATCTTGTAAGCTGACAAACAAGTAATACGCAACCGGTTGGCGGTAGAAGGCAGTCGCATCCAAACCCAGTCGGGCAAGGTCAGGGCAACACTTGAGGCGTTCCAAGTAAGGGTGGGTCCGGTGGTCCAGTAGTTTCCAAAGATGTAGGTATGGAGAGTGTAAGAAGACCCGTCAACGGCTGCTCCCGCGTTCATCATGTAAGAAACCGTCACCGTCTGGTTAGACAACCCAGCGTTGTTTACCACAAACTTCAGTCCGGCGATGGCGTTGACAGTCGTGGCTGACCACTTAGCAAAGCTGAGGCTGGTGCTGTCTGCTGACCCAGCCAACAAGGTCGCGCCGTTGTACGCAGCGATGTACCGCTTTGTCCCGCCTCCGGTCCCGCCTTGCTCCATCAGACCAGCGGCGCTTTGGTTGGAGGTGAGGGTGATTGTGGAACCTGAAGTAGTACCCGGCCAACACCACCCCATGAATTGACTACCCGCCCGTCCAGGTAGAATGATGCTGCTATCCTTCAACCCGAAGTTGAACCACTGCAACGGCCCGGAGGGAGTCACCATCGGACTCTCCGCCGTGCAGTAGGTGTCGTCGTTGCCAGCAGGAACGAACGTGTAAAGCATCCCAATTCTCATCTCGATCCAACTGGCTCCAAACGAGGTCTGCCGATGGTAGTAATTCTGGGTGTCCAGAATCCCCACTATATCGGTGGTATTAACGGTTTGGATTTTGCAGCCCATTGGAGTTAAGAGTTGATCAAGTTAATGTCGGCGTTTCCACCCCACGCGTTTCCCAATCCTCCAGCATAGGGAGCAGTGTAGGGAGTTCCACCGGTCAAAGAGTTAACAGTAGTTCCAGACAAACCCGAATAGCCTTGGAAATCATCCCCATTCCAGGTATACTGAAAGTCCGTAATGGAAGCAGCACCAGCCCATGCGTTGCCCACCAGAGCGGGGTTGGTAGAAGAGTATGGTGAACCCCCGCTCAACGAAGAGTAGGTTCCGTTAGAGTACGACTGCATGTCATCCCCGTTCCAAGTGTAGTCGAAGTAAAGAATCTGACCGCTGTTCTTCCATAGCAGGTTCCCAAACGTGTCCGTGTTGATGTCCAGCCGGTCATAGGTAGCTGAGGGATATTGTTGGAAGTTTTCGTTCGACTCACGGAAGAAGAAATCAGGTGAGGAACCAGTAATGACAGATTCCCTCCAGCCGGAGTAGTTTCCTCCGGTCTTGGTCGAGTAATTACCGTTTTGGCTCCTGAACATGGTTATTGGGCATAATCACCAAACAGAACAAGGTTGACCTTGTTGGCAACATCAGCAGACATGAAAACAGCATCGTGGAGAGAGGTGAGAACAATTCCCATCGCCGGAAACTCTTCCTCGATCCATTCTCCCGGACCCATAGTGTATTGCATAACTTGATTGGCAGCGGAAGGTGTCCCCAAAGCCCCTCCGCTGGCCTGCACTAAGTAAGCCTTAACCACCCGAGCCGCAGTATCCGAGTTGAACAGCCGCCATCCCTTTATGTAGGTCGTGGTGGCCGGGGTGCCGGGATTGTCATATACGGCAGCCGCAGCAGCAGCCAGTTGTTGAACTAACGCGGCGTTTAGAGTTTGATGTGTTAAGGTAGCCATGGTAGAGAAAGGTTATTCAAAGAGCCAAATATCACGGGCGTCCAAGGTTGCAGAGGCTCCAGCGGCTGACAAGATGCCCCCGGATAGGCTTAGATTAGTTCCAACCTGGATTTCCTCAATCGCTCCGGCTGCCGCAGTTGAACGGCCAAGCATTCGGTTTGAGTTCATGGTCAGACCGGAGCCGGTGATCAGACCAGTCGCCACCAGAGCTGCAAGCAGTACCCCACTATCCTTAACCAGCCTCCCCGTGGTCCCGTTGAAAAGAGCTATCCTTGAGTCCACCGATGAGGCAGGACCGATCACTGCCCCATCTATGTTCGTTTGGAGACAAACCCAGTCGGCCCCGACCGTTGCCTGATCGCCACCGGAGTTGGCGATGATACAGATCAGGGTATCTCCAACCTCCACAGCAATACCGGAAGCCCCTCCGATCTTGCCCGCCACTGACACCTTGTAAACCCAGCCAATGCTTGCCGCAGGATAGTTAGGATTACCAGAGCAGTTAATCACCCCCTTGAAAATCATAGCCTCGCTCGCAGCCAACAGGGCATCACAGTAAGCCTTGACCGCCTTCTGGGATGGAACTTTGCTGTCAGAGGGACTGCCCCCACCCAGAGAAACATCTGTCGCAAGAGTTAGCAGCGCAAACCAGTCAGCAATGTCCAGCCCCACCCTGGCAATGCAACGGTAGAGAGTATTATTGTCTGAGCACCAGCACATGTCGCCGGGGAAGCACCCCTGCTCCTCAGTATTAAACAGGTTAAGCATCTCATCCATCGTCACCGTACCATGCCAGATCGGGGAAATTAGGTAATCACCGACGAAGAACCGGTGCTGGTCCGTGGTGGCATTCAATTCGTCCGGGTCAATGAAACGCAGGGCAGCCTGACGCTGTTCCTCCGTTCCATTCAAGGGTATCAGTGGGGTGCGTGCCATGTTCAGCCCTTCTTTTTCCCACAACACCCGTTAACCAGGACCGCCTGCACAAAGTCCGGTTTATATACCACCTTTTTCTGGGGATGGGTGCGCCGCCATTCGGATGTCAGCGTTGGATTCACCACGGTGTATCGAGAATCGCTCATGAGGTAGTGTCCACCAATTCTACCCTATCCACGATGGTTTCGTATCCGTCATCATTGGGTATCCGATACCAGAGAGGAGACGCATAGCCCTTGACGCAGTCATCTGCTGAGGCAGTAAAATCCTTCGCCTGATTGGAGAAGTAAACGAAGTCCCCCGTACCATAGTTGCGCCGGTAAAAATAAGCAGTCAATGTATAGGAATGGCCTTCGATCAGGTCCTCTGGCTTGGCATGGAGCTTGACCTTTCCCTCCCGGATGAATACATCCTTTTTCTCCGTCCCCGTCCGTAATGAAACATAGGCATGGCAGCAACCATGATTGGAGGCAGGCTGGCAGTCCACTACTGGGTCCAACTCACTATCTGGCACGCTCAGGATGTCATCATAAGTGGCGTATGGTGGGGAAGTCTCTGCCAGGGCCCGCTTAATCACATCGTCAATCGTATCCTCCTGACTTAGGGTCTCCGTCATCTCACCAGATGCCTTCTGATACCGGAGTGGACTGGGGCTTTTCTGGATACAGGATTCCGTACCCGCAATCGTCCTCAACGTTGCAGTAAGTGAGGTTACCTCGGTCGTACCGGCGGGGAAGTCACTTTCACTGGGGCCTCCTCCCTGCGGCACCCCATCAATCGTCTTGGTGGAGGTATCAGTCTCCGTAATGGCACAGGTCGGAGGAGTAGTCGCTAGATGTGGCCGATAGTCATCCTCCAGATTCCAGGTATCCTCGGTGTCGTGCATCTGGCAATTCAGAGAGTAGCAGACAACTGTTGTGCCAGGGGCCGCACTCGATGGGGCACCCCACTGGTCTCCATAGTTGTACCGACCGACAAAGGACCAGATAGTCACAGGCATCTCATTGGAAAAGTAGCCCAAATCCCGGTCCCAGGTGTCCCCGTCAAAGAAGGTATATTGAATCGGGTCACCACCGTTATTGATTGAACCCCCAATATGAATCTTGGGGGTACCTAGAGTGGAGGAGCAGTGTCCAGTGAATCGGAGGGTAGTATTGTCAAGGCGGTACCAGGTGACATATCCGGTGGCCGTGTCCCCTCCCCCACCATCATAGTCTGGAGGATTCAGCTGGCCAGAAGAGGAGCCCCCGCCATCTGAGCAGCCGCTGTTGTTGTATTCCTTCAGCGAAATAGTGCCAACCTTGGTGCGGTCCTTGTAGAAACGGGGAGGGTCGCTCTCCTGTCCATCCTCCTCCTTGAATCCGCAGAATGAACCCTGACAGGTCTTCATCCGGCACTCAGCATAGCCATAGACAGCAGGACTTGGCAACAGGTCTGGATACCTCCCGGGATTGCCTCCACCTCCTCCACCACCAGGGATGGGCACCGGTCCTCGCGGGATCACTCCAATTGGTGGGGAAGTAGCATTATCACACTTGTCATCATCCAACTCAGGGTCCCAATCCCAAATCGATGGATCAACCTGCTGGAGGTCCATGCTAATCTCAATTGCCCCATCGCTCCCGACCGACCACTGCCAAGTCACCACCAGCATAGGCATACCCTTGGCTGAGTTGTCGGGATCGACGTACCCCAATTCAGGAATGTAGAGAAGTATAGGTAATCCCGCCTCGCAGCGCAGCCCATTGACGTCAGTTTTAATTGAGCAAGTTCCAGAGAAGCGAGACCGCATCAAATTAATCTTAGCCAACCGCCGAGCCAGAGGGATGGTGTTCGCCCAATCAAAGTCGACTTGATTAGGTAGCGGACCCCCATCATCGGTCACGAAATCGCTCTTTTCATAAGCCGGGTAATCAGTTGCCTGCCAGTTGTTTGATTCCAACGTGAAGGTCCCAAAAACCTGATTCACCCGATTAATCTTCGAAGTGCGAGTTGAAGCAGTGACGTTAGCAATTAGAATTGATTTATCGACGGTAAAGGTAGGCTCCACCCACGCCCCGGCATAGACGCGCCACTTCCCACCTGAGTAGACACGAGTCCCGGCCATTGAGGCAATGAAGTTGTTGATAATATCTTCCGCCGAGTCATCCATCGAAATGACCCCATCAAAGGTATATCTCTTCTGCGGAACGTAACCAGAGCGAGAGGCACAGGAAGGTTTCGTTGGAACAATCTCATCGCAAATGTTCGCCGCAGCAATTAGCTCATCCACGCCAATCTCATTCACCGACAGCCCCGGACCTAAGTCGGGCAACATGACATAGTGGTTCTGACAGAGCGCCGGATTATCCGTGTAAGCGGTAGGATAAGGATCACCAGAGGTCGTCGGTAGCCGTGGGTCCCAAATGTCATTCCTACCTTTGCACACAAAGCTGATATTAGGCACCCCATTCGCAAAGACCGTCGTATCATACTTCATCTGGACCCAGGCACACGCCACGCCAACCATCTTGTCAGTTTCGCCCCAATGCCCAGATGGATCCACTCCAATTGCTAACGCGGTTTGGTCGAGTGTTCCTAAGCGATACTCAACATAGACATGACCAATCCAGGGATTAGCTGAATAGGTCCCATCGGAATTAAGGACTGTACCAGTCGGCACCCAGCCTGCCCCGCTTGCAGCCAATGGACACTTCACATTATCAAACCACAGCTCTTCAACCTGCTGAATCGGCCCATCACACAGAGCCAGGATGAAATTGAGGTACTCATTATTGGTTCCGTTGGTGAAGATAAAGACTTCAATCCCTCCGATCCTGCGCCTCCCATAAATGATCTGGCGGGCTTGAGTGGCGCTCTGAATCATCGTGGTCGTGCCAGAGCCGGTCTTCTTCAGCCGCTTGGCCTCCATGTAGGCACTAACGGCGACGATTGCGGTCAGCGCGTACAGCCCATAGATGACGATTGTTTCGATGCCCATGATCAGAAGGGTATGTGCCAAGCGGCCTTGGCCCGATTCATCGGGATCTTAATGAGCCCCTTTAGACCCGGGCTCATCGCATACTGCCCGACGCAAATGCCTAATCCCTGCTCCAATTCATTCTTGCCCACGTCTCCGGAGAAGAAGACAGGATCCCCACGCTGGGCCATTCTCCAGTCGCATGGTTGAATTCCAACTTGGGTGAGGACCTTATCAGCAGCGTGGAGGAAACCATCCTTCCCGAGCTTAGAAAGCAGCCTACTCGCCCCTAAGTCGGAGCGGTACTGCTTAGTGAACTCCTCGCCCAGCTTGACCCCGGTAATCTCAAAGATCATTAGGGCAGTGAAGCGAACGCAATCATTAAGCCGACGGTGGAAGGGCTTCCACTCCCGACGGGCAATGACGGAATGATAATGTTTCTCCCAATTAGGCAGACGATGTGTAATCTGGATCATCCCGGTGTGCCCGCGAGGACTGGTGAACCGGCCTTCCCCCACGGAATGTTCATATCGATGATTTGAGTGATCTTCGAAAGGGCAGTGTCCCCTAGCCCTGGATGCAAGACTTGCTGATCAGCGTCGGTGTACTTCCAGGACCGCTTGCGCAGGATGTCAGCCATCCGACTCTCACAGTTGATCGTGAGCGAGATGGTATCAGGACCCATGTCCGAAGCATCACTGTCGAGTGTCCCTTTCCAGGTCGGCTCCGGTGGCATCTCAATAGTCTTAGTCTCTGAATTCCAGAACGCCAAAGTGATCTCCACGGTGTGGTCCTGGTAAGCATCGCTCACAATCTGCGCCCGGATCGTAGGATCAAGTCCATTCACTTTCACCTGGATGCCGGTCGAACCACTATCAAGGGACTCGGTCAGATTTTGAATGCCTACCACGGACCCTATTCCTACCCAGGTCTGTCCGCTCCCATCGGTATAATTGTATCTTCCCGTCCATAGATAACGGGGCAGGCTAGGGAAATCAGCGAAGATAAAGATTACCGGCTGGATAACGCCTTTGGCAATTAGTGCCAGAGTCTCAACGGTAAGAGTGCGTTCGACCGGGGGAAGTGAAGTGCCCGAGCTCATGGATAGGGAATAGCCTCCTCTGCACCAAAAGCAAAGCCGGTCATAAACCAATCCTCGCTCCAGGGAAACTTCGGCCAGTCAGTAAGGCGAAAAATTCCATAGGCGTCGGAACCGACATCAATAGCCGTGTTAGCAGCTATCCCCCCAACGTTCGGCCAAACCGTCAAAGTAGCTGCCCCTCCCCCACCGGAGTTCACGTCATCGAGCAATTGGTAAAGCCGATTGTTAATTGCAATCCAGTCTCCGGCCAGAAGCATCTTCGTAATGCTAGGGGGCCAACCCTTGGTGACCAGATCGCAGCCAGTCTGATTTGCTCCATCCACCTCCGGGTGGTAGGAGCCACTTGGAACATAGGACCCCCGCACCGCTGCGGCGACCTCGTCCTGCATATAGAAAGTCCCTTGGATGCCATTGAGCTTGTGAATGAATGCCATCCACTTTTTGGCCGCCGCCAGTGGCATTGCTTGCACCTTCACACTAGCGAGCCGGATCTGCCCTTCCCAGACGTAGATCTTCCGCGTCAAGTCGAAAGGATTAATTTGGCGCGCTACGGCCGAGGTCGGGTCCCATTCAAACTCAATGAACCCCGGCGTGTCCGGCAGGTCTAAAGGATAGGTGATAGGCATGTGAAATTACCGTTGGACGTTCTTGCGGAAGGTTCCCCCTCGGGCAATTCCATCAAGAACTGCTCGCATGGTCTCCCGTTTGATCTGTTCGGCCTTGGCATTCAGCTCAGCATGGGACACTCCGCTGGCGAAGTTCTGATTAACGGTGACGGAATGACTTTGCCCCTCGCGGGTCTTGGTCAAGTCAATAACTTGTTCATCCGGGTGGAGAATAGCGTACATTCCTCCCCGATTGTCCACCCCACCCGATCGGGAGCCGCTAGCAGTAAACCCTCCACCTTCGAAATTGGCAATGTCGGTTGCTACCATGACCGCCACGTTGGCGTAGCCTAATGCTTCCATCATCGCGGCCATTTCGGGACCCAGGATCGGTCCCCCTTCGGCCAAGGCCTTAGTCGCGGCCAGCTGAGTCTGGACAATGGCCTGCGCAATCGCGATAGCCTTCTCCATGACGTAGGCAGCCTTGTAAGCAGTGGTACCCTTGGTAGCCAAATTCTCAAGCCCCGTGGCCAGCGTGGAAGCAGAACTGAGAACGGTCTGATCCATAGTCAGATAGAACTCCTTCTGCTTGTTGGCCAGATCCTGAGTCAGGGTTAAGATCCTGGAATTGGCGGCCTCGGTAATGCGAACCTTATCTTGAGCAGTGAGGGTGGCCCAGTGAGTGGAATCAGCCTGCTCCTGTCTCCAGAGGGCCTGTTCATCGGTCAATTGGTTTTTGAGCGCGGTGATGGCGTCCAGCTGTGAACTACCAGTCTTGACTTGGGTATAGGTCCGGAGGAGTTTCTCTCGCGCGGCAGTGTAGGCATCTGTGCTCATCACCCCGGCTGCGACCTGGGCATCATATTGAGCCTGGGAAATGGTTCCATTCCGAAGCTGCTGGTTATACCGGATTAGGGTTTCCTGTCCATTGACGTAGGCATCGTCCAGCTGCGTCAAGCTCACCATCGTCTTAGCAAAGGGATCTTCCACCCCGAGGACGTTCAGCTTCTCCATGGCCATCAGGTACTGAGAAACAGAGACTTGACCCGATCCCAAGGCCTTGTTGAAGTCCAAGACTTTTTGGGCGTTGGTCTCCCAAGCATTGGCAATGGTCTTGAGCAGTTCCACTGTTTGTGGTAGCTGGCTGGCCCGATGAGTATAGTCCTCGAGAGATCCTCCCGTCAGCCGGATTTGGGTGTTGACCGTCCCCCACGCATGGGCCACCCCCGCTGTTCCTGTCACCATGTCATTGACGCTCTTCTCAAAGGCACTGCCCGTGAACTTCCAATTCTGGACCGACTCGATTTGCTTGTCCACCTGGTCGAGGGCCATGGTGTACTCGTCCGTCCCGGCCACGAGGTCCTTCTGAAAGTTGAGCCAGTCCTTGGCATAGGTGTCCATGTTCGTCTTGGACTGGGTGAGCTGATTGTTCAGCGCATCATAATCACTGACCACGCTCGCAATCGCTGCATGAAATTGGGTAGTATCGATTTGAAGCTTCTTAGGCAGAATCTTGTTGGCCAGCTCGGCCATGTCTGTCAGCCCTTCCAAGAACCCCGCGACTAGGACATCAAGTCCTTCCCGGGCCCCGACGTAGAAGGCGTCAACGATATAGGTCAGAGCCCCAAAGACCATCTTGGCAGTGAGCCATAGTTCGTTGAATGCCCCCATCAGGGCGATGATGACCTGCTCGCCCATCAAGAAGCCTTCGGTCAGATAGCGAACGAGATCGATGACAAGTGAAATTCCTTCGACAAAGGTTTTCTGGGTTTCAGTGAGCTGCTTAGTATGTGCCTGGTTAGAAATAATCGCCGCATCGTTATCTGTCCAAGTCTTCAACATTGGGATCAGCAACTTGTTCAACGCTTCCAGAATAGGAACCAATTCCGAACCAAGGGTGATGAATAGGTTGTGGACGTTGTTCCACATTTCCTTGGCCTGAGCGTTGAAGGTACCCATCTGGACGTTGGCCACGCTGTCCATTGTCCCGCCGGCATTCTCAAAGTCGGACTGCATCTGCCGGATCGCCCCGCTCATTCCAAACAAGGTTTGCATGGCCATGAGTGAACGAGCCTGGAGCCCGAGCATCTGCTCCATTTGTCTTGTCTCCTGTGGACTCAGTCCGGCCATCTGTGATTCCAGCATCCCAATGATATCGGCCATGGGCTTCAACCTGCCGGAGGCGTCATAGATGCTCATCCCAAACTGCTTCCAGACCTCCGCGTGAGTCGAGGCAGATTGGGTCAGCGACCGAATCATCATGTTCAAGTTGGATGCAGCCGTCCCAGCATCCTTGCCTTGCTGGGTGTATGCCGCCATGATGGCCAGACCTTCTGTCATCCCTCCGCTCAACATCCGAATCTGCGTTCCAGAGGAAGCCAGGGCCGAAGCAAAGGCCATTTGCGAGCTGTTTCCTTCCCGAGCAGCTAAGGTGACCGCGTCCGCCACCTCGACCAAATGCTGAGCATCAGTCGCCGCATCTCGACTGGCCATTCCCACCGCTACCTCTGCCCGGGCCAGCGTCTGGGCAGCGGTCGCAGAGTCGGTGTGCGCGGAGATCGCAAACTGATCTGCGACCGCAATGTCCCGGATGGCCTGAGCGGCATCTTTCCCATTCTCCTTCAACGCGCCATAGGCCTTGGCCAAATCATCGGCGCTGTTGACCCCATTGTTCGACAGCTCAACGGCCGTGGCTGCCATCTGAATCCTCATTTCCTCAGTGGCCCCGCTCATGTTAGCGGTTGCGGCCACGAGGTCCTCTTCGAAGTCAGCGTAGGACTTGATTGCGGCCGCTAGCGTCGCCGCTACGATGGCGCTGATCGCGGTAAACCCATACTCAAATGTTCCGACGATGGTTTCGACTGCTCCAGAGGTAGCGTTCTGGACATCAGTCAGGCCCTGCATGTACTGCCGCCCATCGGCGGTCAGAGTCAGGACCAGTGTGCCTAGCGAATCAGCGCCGGCGACAGCCATTTACTTCCTTTTCTTAGGGGGAGGTTTCTTGGGGGGTTGTCCGACGATGGCAGCCCAATTGGCCTTTGAGCGCTGAATATGACGCTGGCGCTTTTCCTCATCGTCTATGTTTTCCTCGCTCGGCTGGGGACCAGGAGCGAAGTCGAATATGAAGTCCTTCAATGGTGTAGCTTTGTGAGTCGCGGCAGCATAGATCAGCGCAGCAATGCGAGCCAGGTAAAACTCCTGACGCTGCACCACCTTCAAATCTTCCTGCATGTACTCGCACCATTCGAGGAACTCCGTGCTAGAGGTTTCTTGCTGTAGGCGTTGGAGCGGCATCCCTAGGCGGTCCGCTAACCGAAACCACATGCGGCGCTCGCCTCGGTTGCCGTTTAGACGTTTTTTGTGGCCGCCTCGATCCGAGCCTGTTCATCCTCCGTGAGGGACAGTCCGCTCAGTTCCCGGGCCTTGCGGAAGAGAGCGGCCTGCACGCTGGCGGGCCAACCGGCAATGATGTCCTCGGGCACATGATTGCCAGCTGCGTCTACTAACGCCATGGTGATCAGCTCAGTCTGATAACCATCGAAGTTGCGAACGATCGGGGTTGCCCGACCCTTCGCATCGAGCTCCATCTTGAGACGTTTGGCGCTTTCGGTGTTGTAGGCGTCACGCTCCTTGCCAGTCAGTTCGGTGAGCGTGTAATCCTTGCCATCGATCTTGACGGGGACCGACTTGAGGGTCGTGGTGAATTCAAGGTTCTCGTTTTTCATGGGTGTGGTTGTGTGTGGTTATGGTTGCAGGCAGGAATGAATCAGGAACCGGCGACGTAGGCGGGCTTGACCTCAGCCCCGGAGAGGTTGAGATTGGAGGGAGTCAGCGCCACTTCAGCCGTGGGCAGCTTTCCTTCCTCCAAGGCGCCGAGGGTGAAGCTGTCCAGCCAGCCCCAGAAGGACCAGGTGCTGTTGTCAGGAAACGTCACCGTGATCAGCTGGTTCTGTCCCACCATTGATAGGCAGGTCTGCAGGACTGCTGGATCATATTGGACGGAGATCTTGCCGTTGGTGATTGACTTCAACCGCGCAGCCGCCGCCGTCCGGACATCCTTGTTGCGCATCGTGGTTTGGTCGATCATTTTTCCCACGCTCACTCCGGGTGGGGTGACGTTGATCTCCTTTAACTTGACAGTGGGTTCGTCGGAGAACCCGATTAGGGTACTGAAGCCATCTTGTAGGAACATGATACTAGATCTCCTTATTTTGGGTTTGGTTATTCGCTGCTCGTCTCCGTGCAAACGAAAGTGACGTTGACGGTAAATAGGAAGCGCCGCTTAGTCCCGGGTTCAGGCCCTAAGGCCAGCGGCACCCCCCGTGAAATAGAAGGAACAGAATAAAGGTAGCTGCCTAGCGTCGTGGTCGCTCCTTTGAGCTTGTCAATAAAGGCGATCACTGCTCCGAGCTTGGCCCAACCCACGGTATAATCTCGCGCCCTGGTCTTGACCTGAACGGCATAGCGTTCGATTACCTTGCCATCATCCATGAGGCGAGCTTCCTTAATCCCCATCACCGCATACACTGCGGCCGCCTCATGCGGGATATCATCCCCATCCGGCATGGCCGAGACGTAGCAAGGCCAGACCGTCGTGTTGTCATTAGGAACGTTGACCAGGTCTGGCACAGTCAGGAACAAAGACCGAAGGATAGTGGCGGGAGTATTATTCATACCACAATCTCCTTCTTAATGACATCCCTCAGTTCCTCTGCGTGATCCAAAGCCGGATCCGAAAGGAACTTAGCTTTCTGCCCTTGACCGCGACTATGGCGGAAGGGTCCGGTCTTAGGCTTCTTGGCCAGCTCCTCGGCATAGTTGATATTGAAGAGCTCTCCATGCAGAGCGTCCATATTCTCATGGACAAAAATGGCATACTCGGCGGTGTAGCCAACCTGAACCATGGTTCCCCAACCCGCTCCAAGCACCCGCACAAAGCCGGAGCCCTTCAGAATGCCATAGTCAACTGGAACCTCTAGCTGGCTGTACCGATACAGCAACAGACCGGCTGCTCGCAGTCCCCGGTTCAACCCAGCTTGGTGGGCTACCCGCTTCGCTGCCAACTTGGCTAAGGCAGCGTTGAGACTGGAGCGAATGCCAGCGATGTCGGCAATCATCATAGGAAGATCGTGTAAAGGGTCTGAGTATTGCGCAGGTTAGTGACTCGGGCGTGCTGGCGAACTTCAAAGACGCTTGGATTGTTCTTCGGCACAAGCGGATCAACTAGAGAAGCAAGCGTGCCGAGCATAATCAGGCTCCCGATGACAACGTCTCGATCGATGTAGACAACGGCCGCGCTCACTTGGCGAGTTCCAGTGTGATCAATAAACTCCTTTGCTTCATCCTGCCAACGACAAGGGATCTGCACCGGTGTCATCACGACCGGCTGACCGTAATCATCGCTAGCCCCATTGGCGGCTCTCGCCCAAAGCACCGCCTTGTCCTTCAGGAGTTTAGAAATGAAGCTCATCAGTTACACCCCTCCTCCGGGCTGACCTACGTCGGTGGGGTTGTAGGTAGCTCGACGCGGCGTTCCCAGATGAAAGATGCCGAGGTGAAAGTCGCGCATCCGTCCGGCCTTGTTGTTCTTTGCGGCCAGTCCACCATAGGTATCGATCCGCATGGCTGTCTGCCCCCATTGGGTAGCGTCCAACCCGATGTCCACGACCTTTTGCAG